TTGATGTTGTGTGTGTTAAAGGCAAGTGGTATCAATGTACTAAAACGTATGACAACGCAACTTCTTCGCCTAGTTTGATCGATGGGCATTGGACAGAGATGAGCAATTATAAGTCGATAGCAACTCATCTTCTTCTTGCCGAGAACGCTACCATCAATATGCTCGGAAGCAATCAGATTAATCTGTACAATCCGTCAGGTGGCGCAATGTTTGGCTCGTTTAGGGTTGTTAGTAATGATAATGATTACGCTCTGTGGCTTGGTGCACCGAATGGGGCTGATGCTCCATTCAGCGTAACGAAAGATGGTTCGTTATATGCGTCTAATGGTATATTCGCAGGAGAACTGAAGGGTGTGACAGGCTCTTTTCATAGATTGACTGCGGTTAGTTCTGATGGAAATAAAAGCGCTGGTTCAATATATTTTGATGGTTCTGGCCGTATAACATTTGATGCAGATATTTATAATCAAGGATATAATTCTGCGGCGAAAAGAGGTTGGCGTTTCTATGCTAGTAATGTATGGTGTCGTTCAGCCTTTGGGCATCGACAGAGTACATTGGCAGTAGTATCTGGGGATGTTATGCAAGTTTATCCTGACGGATACGATAGCGAAAGAATACCTGTGCCTCTAGAGCGTGTTTCTTATGACAATAAAACCGTATACAAAATTCCATTGTATAGTCCTAATGAAGCTTTGTCCGGATGTCCTATTGATATAGTAGTATTCACTCCTCTTAGAGCAATTGCTACATATTATTACGAGTTTGTACCTGGAGGAACAGGTAAGCGTTGGATGGCAATAAATGCCAATGACCGCAATAATGGTATATATTTCTGTGATGTCGGTGGATGGCATCAACTTCATGGTGGAGAAACAATAAATCTTGTATATATAAACCCAGAATTACTTATTCCTAGCCAGGAGGATAAGACCTATTTCGGTCGTGGTATCTTCTGGAGCGGAGTAAATGACTTGAATTGGTCGGATAGATAATCATAAAAGCAAAAATTAATATGAAAGTTAAGTTAGAACATCTCGAAGTATTTATGACACTCGACAAGAACCGGTGTCAGGTAGTTAACGCACGCAAGCAGATTGCAAACATCATCTACTCGCAGGGAGCAGGATTGGGGCTGGCAGGACAGGCTCTTGCTGTGAAAATGTGGAACGGAAATGACGAAACCGAGTACACAGACGATGAAGTGAAAATCATCAAGGAACTCGTTGAACGCACCACCGCTCCCTGCTTCATTGACGCAGTGAATGCCGCTATCAGCAATGCGGTATCGGTAGAAGAGAAAAATAAGTAACAATATCTTTTAAATACATAATATTATGGCTATAAAGACAAGAAAAATCAGCGATTGGCTGTCTGCTAACGGCCAGGCCGTTACTAACGCAAGTCTTAACACTATGAAGCCTTATCTCGAAAAGAATATGGCTCAGTTGTATGATGGCGTCTTCATCATGTATCATCGTGCAAATGATGGATATCCGCTCATGGTTGCTCCAGCACAGTGGCCAAGCTTGGAAGCTGGCGGAGAAATAGCGGATGGCGTAGTAATATTTGAAGGTGGCCGTCATCTGGTTGTCGCTCCAACACAGGCAGATGCGCTACCATGGTCGAGCGCAGAGGTACAGGCAGAACTTCCTAACTGCGGCAACGACGACACTTTTACTGCTCAGGTTACCGGGAATAACCGACTCGCTGCCATGCTGGATTTTAATGGCCGGCAGCATACGGATGCCGCCATCAAAGCATCGTCCGATTCGCACGTAACGAATACTGCTGCTTACGCTCCAGGCTATTGTAGACTGTATAGTCGAGCGAACAGTAAGGGTAAAGGTCTGACCGCCGGATACTGGTGGCTGCCATCGGCGGGGGAATTACTGGTGATGCATGTTAATAAAGCAAAGATCAACTATGCGCTGTCACTCATTAAGGGAGCTCAGCAGCTAGATACAAACTGGTACTGGTCATCTACCGAGTTCAGTCCTGCGAGCGCGTGGTATCTGAGCTTTGACGCCGGCTACCTCACCAACTGGAGCAATAAGGTTAAGGGTAAGAATCATGTTCGCCCGGTGTCAGCATTTTTACGATAGTTAGTTGTTAATAGTTAATCGTCCTCGACCTTAAAGTCGAGGACATCTCCAGTAGAGTATTTAAAACAAGGAAATATGGCAGCGACAAGGTTTGCAAGTAAAACGAGAATATATCTAGATGTAAAGCAGATGCTTGATATAACTATAGGTGTGGTTAAGAATTTTCCAAAGTCACAACGTCCGATTTTTGGAGACAGACTATGTAATATGCTTATTGATAGTCTGAATCATATCGCCAAAGCGTATATGCTCAGCGATCTGAGTGTTCGTATCGAACATCTCGCTCAACTTCAAACCGATCTCGAAGTTATATCGACCTTGATAGATATTGCTGGAGAACAAAGGTGGATAATGGGTACAAACAGACTCGCGAGCCTCCTTCGTTTGCGAGAGGACGTCGGAAAACAATGCACAGCATGGAAAGGATCACTCCTTAGAGCGCAGGCTGCTGAGATGAGTTCCAGACAGTAGACTACAGCTTGAGTGATTTAAGCCAGGGTCGGCGAGATACGTCAAGCCGAGAGAGCAACCTTTCTTAATTAAATGGGCCGCATCCTATCATATATAGTTAAGAACAAGAAATTTGCGGCGTCAACCGAGAACAGTCCTGCGAACGCGTGGAATCTGAACTTTGGCGACGGCAACCTCAACAACTGGAACAATAAGGTTAAGGATAAGAATCATGTTCGCCCGGTGTCAGCATTAAATTAAGAAGATATAAGCAGACAGATATTAAAATGATAGATTTTAGCATTCTCTTAGAAGCATATTTCGACTGCCGCCGTCATAAGCGGAAAACAGTCGGCGCTACGGAATTTGAAATGAACTATATGAGTAACCTCGTTCAGTTGCTCGATGAAATCAATTCACGTCAATATAAGATCGGCAAATCTATCTGCTTTGTTATTAGATACCCTCGCTACCGCGAAGTGTTCGCTGGTCAGTTTCGTGACCGCATTATCCACCACTATATCGCACTGAGACTCGAACCCCTGTTTGAGTCTCAGTTTTCTGACCGTACATACAACTGCCGGAAAGGCAAGGGCCAGCTGGCTGGTATCAGGCAGCTTCAGGAGGATATTATGGAAGTGAGCGAGAATTATACAGAAGATGCCTACGTGATGGGGATCGATCTGAAGGGATTCTTTATGAGCATCTATAAGCCGCTTCTTGCTAAGATGGTAGATGATTTCATCGTAAGGAATTACCATGGGGATGACAAGGAAGATCTCCGTTGGCTATGCAATATGGTGGTTATGCACCATCCCGAGAAGGATTGCGAGAAGAAGAGCGCCGATTATCTCTGGGAGTTTCTGCCTAAAGAGAAGTCTCTGTTCACGAATGGAGAAGACAGAGGCGTAGCTATCGGCAACCTCTTTGCTCAGCTCTTTGCTAACTTCCTGTTATCGAAACTCGATTGGAAGATAGATTATTACTGCAAGCACCATGTAAGATACGTAGATGATATGGTTCTGGTGGCGAGACGGAAAGAGACGCTCCTTCGCCTGATGCCGATGATAAGGGAGACGCTTGCATCTTTAGGCCTGCGGCTGAATGAGAAGAAATTTTATTTCCAGCATTACTCTAAAGGTGTCAGGTTTGTTGGAGCTATCATTAAGCGAGACAGAATATACTCGGTTAACAATACCATTAACAACTTCAGGAAGTCTGTACGTAAGCTTAATGATGTTGCCAGAAATGGAGATATTGAAGCTATCAACCATGCCATTCAGTCGGTTAATTCATACCTGGGAATCTTCGGTCATTACAACGAATACGGAATGAAGAGGCAAATCATAAAGGAGGAGTTAGACGAGGAAGCATGGAATTTTTTTGTAATTAAAGGCCATTATAGGTCTATACAACTCAGGAAAATATATAATATTGATATGAAATATAAGAATATGGCAAACGAAATATTGAATCATAAAACAGAAGAGAGAAAAGATATTCCAACGGAAAATGAAATTTCAAAAATGCTCGACGAAGGTTATGAACTTGAGATGTATATCATCGATGGGCGCATACATGTAGAGTGCTATTCGCGTGATTCGTAGGAAAGTAGGATTGTAGGAGAAAAATCTCCTACAATCATTATATTAAAATACGCCTTCATAGTCGATAAGTGCGCTGTTTGCTTCTTTGCAGTCTTGCGGCGTGTATATATTGGTAATATCGACAGATGAATGTCTCGCCTGATCTCTAACAGACAGCAGGTCTGTTTTAGATTTTATCATATTAGTTATGCCAGTATCCTTCAGGCTGTAGAACTTATATGATGCGTTTAGCTTTAATGCTTTTCTGACGTTTTTGTCCCAATATAGCGAGAAGGTTCTAGCCTTCAGTGCTTCTAGTCCTGGTCGAAAATTATTACCGAAAATATAATAATTCTGAGGTCTTGAGAATATACCTAACTCTTTCATCAGCTCGATAAC